GCAACGGCGCGATTCTAAACCCATGGGGGCGCACCGTGGGCTGGCGTGTGTATGGGCCGGACGGCTCCGACTTCCGCGACTATTCATCGGCGGACCTCGCCGTTTATTACCGGCCCGACTTCAGCGACCAGACGCGCGGCGTGTCGCAAATCGCGGCGGGAATCCGTGACTGGCAGGACCGCAAGCAGGCTTTCGAGTTCTTGCGGATGGCGCTCAAAAAGGAGGCCAGCTACGCCGTGGTTGAACACACGGAGGAGGGCACGATTGACCCTGACGCGGAGGACATCACGGCCACCACGTCGGACACGGGCACGATTTACGAGGAGCGCGCGGACGGCGGAAGCATCCGCGTGTTTAAGGCTGGCAGCGGTTCGAAGGTTGAATTCCCCGAGTCAACGCGCCCGTCGGCAAACTCGCAGGAGTTTTGGGAGCGCGTCACGCGGGACGGGCTGGCCGCGATTAACTGGCCCTACGAACTGACCGTCAACGCCTCGAAAATCGGCGGGGCTTCGCTGCGGATGGTGATGGAAGTCGCCCACCGCACCATCGGCGAATACCAGACGATTGCCCAAAAGATGGCCGCGCGCATTGATGCTTGGCGGATTGCGAAGGCGATTCAATCGGGCGAACTCCCTCCGAATCCTGACTGGTGGAAAATCGCGCATTCCGCGCCGGCTGAACTCACTGCGGACCGGGGCTGGTCCTCTCAAGTTGACCGCGAGGAATACAAGCTCGGATTCGTGACGTTAAAGGATGTTGCCGCCCGCCGTGGCAAATGGTGGGAAGAGGAGCGGGAACAGGCCGAGGCCGAAACGGATGACCTGCTTATGCGCGGGCGCAGGCTGGCTGAGAAACATGGCATCACGATTGAAGCCGCATTGTCCCTACTGCAACAGCGCAGCGCGAATCCGCCCGCGATGATGACGGAAGACGACAGTGCGGACGAACCTGTAACCGACGATGAAATCACTACTTGAATCACAAGACCTGCTGTTGATTGACCCGCGCCGATGGTCCGCGCGCATTGCGACACTTGCCGAGATTTCGCCGGGCGCACCGGGCGCAATGGGTTTCGAGGATGATGACGGCAACGAATGCGACTGCTACGGCGACCCGATTCCACAGATGACCGTTGACGCGGATGGAATCGCCACAGTGCCAGTGCGCGGCACAATTCAAACCGGGCTGCCGTCTATCGCGTCGGCGTTTGGTTTTGTGGACACCGCAAAGATTCGCCGCGACATGGAAGCCGCGCTGGCCGATTCCAACGTGAAGGCGATTCTATTGGACTTCGATTCGCCCGGCGGATTCGTGAGCGGCACGCCAGAGCTTGGCGCGTTCATCGCGGAAGCTGCAAAACGCAAGCCGGTTTATTCCTTCACGTCTGGAATGTGCTGCTCTGCCGCATACTGGCTGGCCGCTCCGTCGCGCGCGATTTTCGCAACTACCAGCGCGGAGGTTGGCAGCATCGGCGTTTATGTCGCGCACCAAGACATGAGCGCGCTGGCTGCCGCGATGGGAATTGTCGTAAAGGTTTTCCGCTCTGGAAAATTCAAGGGCGCAGGCGTGCCCGGAACGTCACTGAGCGAGGAACAATCCGCTTCGATTCAACAGCGGATTTCAAGCCTCGCCGCCGTGTTCAAGGGCTTTGTGTTGGAGCATCGTCCCGGCATCGCAGAGGCCGCGATGGAAGGCCAGACGTTCATGGGCTACGAGGCCGGGCGCGAGTCACTGACGGACGCGCTGGTTTCTGATATTGGCGAAGCGAAAAAAATGTTGCTCGCGGACTTGACGTAGTAGCTGGCCTAATGTAAAGAGAAGCAAAACTTATGACAGCACTCCAAGAGCTTACCAACCTTCGCGCGGAAAATGCCTCGTTGAAGGCCGCCGCTTCCGCGTTGCCGGACATCGCCACACTCACCGCCGCGCGCGATTCGCTGACTGCCGCGAATGCGACGCTGTCCGCTGAACGCGACGCGCTCGCCGTGAAGTTGGCCGACGCTGAGAAAGCCAACAAGGATTTCACCGCTGCTGTGGAAACCAAGGCCGCCGAGGTTGCCGTTCAGCAGCTTGCGGCCGTCGGCGCTGAACCCGCGAAGGCCGCTCCCGCGCCCGCCGCTGTGAACATCCTCGCCGCACTGGACGCCGAGAAAGACCCGGCCAAGCGCGCCAAGCTGTTCAAGGAAAACCGCGCCGCGATTCGCGCCGAGTTCAACCGCACTCACCAAAACTGATTTTCAGTAGCAACCCCAAAACAAAAACATCATGGCCACCTACACCAACCTCGACGACGAGATTATCAGCCAGAGCGCGCTGGAGTCCTTCGTGAAAATCCTCGCGCCTTTCCGCGCGTTCTCCACCAACTTCTCGGCTGCGCCCGGCACGCGCGGGGCGAACGTGCTTGTGCCCCTCGTGTCTGGCTTGACCGCCACCACATTCGGCGGCAGTTACGCCGTTTCCGGTGGCACCAAGTCCGTCGTGACGATTTCGCTGAGCCAGCACAAGATCGTCCACATCGGACAGGACGACATCACCGCCGCGAACAGTTCCGCCGCGTCGCTTGAATCCTTCGGCCGCCAACAGGGCGCGGCTCTGGCCTTGCTTGTGTTGCAAGACGTGCTTTCGCTGGTGACTACGGCGAACTTCTCGCTTGCGACCGCCGTTGCTTCGACCGCGATGGACGTGCCGCAGCTTCGCAAAGCGCGGCTTGACCTGAACCAAAACGACGTGCCCGCCGAGCCGCGCTCGATGCTCATTGACTGCACGCCCTACGACGCGCTGTTTGGTGTCACGAACTTCGTGCAGGCGCACATGTTCCGCGACAACTCCGTGCTCCAAGAGGGCAAGGTGATGCGCGCGTGCGGGTTCGACTTCCACGAACTCAACAACCTGTTCGCGTCTGGCGCGAGCGTGATGGCCTTCGCCGCGCACCCGAACGCCATCGCGGTTGCGATGCGCTATCTCCAGCCGCAAGACCCGTCCGCCTACGAGTCCGCCTACGCCGTGACCGACCCTGAGACTGGCATCACGCTGGGCCTGCGGAAGCACTACGACGCGAACACTGGCACGCGCTATCTGAACATGGAGTGCAATTACGGTTACTCCAAGGGACTCACCACCGCCGGCCGCGTCATCAAGCGCACCGACTAATCTGAGCGCGCACCAACGGCGGGAGGCGACCCCTCCCGCCTTTTTCTTATGGCAAATCAAACAAACGGTGGCGCGTATTTCGCGGGCAACCTGCGATGCGACACGGTCAACGGTGTCGAGCTTTACGTTGCGAAGTTGTCGCAATCCGGCACGGGCGCGCCGACGGCCACGGTTTTCCGAAACGACCTTGACGGCACTGTGGTTTGGGCGCGTGCAAGCGAGGGCACATACACTGCAACCTTGACAGGCGCATTCCCTGCCACTACTTACATCAGCGTGACGCCCGGCATTGAATCATCGCACACAGCGACGCGGACCAGCGCGAATGTCATCACGCTGACGACCTGCGACCCGCATGGCGCGCATGCACTTGCGGACGATTTGCTTGAAGGGGCGTTCATCGAGATTCGAGTGTTTAACTGAGCGAACATCTAACTTGCCGAGCGTGTGAGTCCGCCCGGCGAAGTTTTCCAAACGCGTTAGGACAGCCGTGGAGACTCACCTCCACGGCTGATTTTTTATGAGCAACAAGATTAGCCTCTGCATGATTGTCGGCAACGTCGCCGAATACATTGAACGATGCCTGCGAAGTTTCGCGCCCGTGGCGGATGAAATCGTTTTGGTGCGCGCGATTGGTGCGGCGAAACCGGACGACACGCAGGCCATCGCCATGCGCGTCTGCCGCGAGCTTGGCAAGCCGCTCGTTTGGGCTGAATACAAGAACAAACCGGAGCACGCCGACTGGCCGCATGTGGACAACTTCGCGTCGGCGCGGCAACTCAGCTTTGACCTCGCCTCGAATGACTACTGTTTTTGGTGCGACTCTGACGACATTCTGGAATCCGGCGCTGAACATGTCCGCGAACACGCGGCAGCGGCGAAATTCGACGCGCACGTTTTCCCTTACAAAATCAGCACGCTCGGGGTAAGCATCCCGCGCGAACGGCTGGTGAACAGGCGGGCGGGCCGCTGGCAGTATCCGGTTCACGAATGTTTCACGTTTAACGTGGAACCCGTCAGCGGCCCACATGATGACCGCGTGGTGATTTTGCACGCCCCGCTGATGACGAAAACCGGGAGTAATGAAAGGAACCTGCGGATTCTGCGGAGCATTACTGACGATGAAATGCATCCCGGCCTTTTGTATCATTTGCACGGAGAGCTTCAAGGCATCGGCGACATCGAGGGGAGCATCAAGGCTGCAATGCGCGCCTTTGAAGACCCGCGCCTTGGCCGGCCAGAGCGTTACGAGATGCTGCTGAACGTCGCCCGCATGACGACCGACCCAGCGCAACGTGAAACACTGTTGCATGAGGCTTACAAAACCGACCCGACGCGGCGTGAGGCGCTTGGTTCACTGTCTGGCAATGCGTTGGATTTCGGCAAGCCGGACCTTGCGCTTGCCTACGCGCAACAGATGCGAGCCACGCCCCCGCCGCGTCATACGGATTGGAATAACCGCAAGCATTTTTACGGCTACGTCGGCACGGATATTTACTGCCAAGCGTTGCGCGCGAACGGCATGACGATGGAAGCGGAAACCATCCGGCGCGACGCCTTGATGCGGGCGGGCGGCTGCAAGATTTCACTGTTGCACGCGACGCGCGGGAGGCCGCAGGGCGCGGTGATTGCGCGCAAGCTCTGGTATGACCTCGCGGACCACCCCGACG